GCCGTCTATCTGCACTATCTCACAGCCGGGTGCTATCATGGACAGCATGCCTTTGAGATCATATTTCTCGTAGTGTGACTTCTGCACCAGGAATATGTATTGTCCCTGCAGGTTGAGGTTTTCAACCACGGTGGCTATCATGGGGTTGCCCCTGACTTCTATAAGAGGTTTGGGAAAACTGTATCCGGCCTTCTCGAAACGTGATCCAGCACCCGCCATGGGTATTACTATCTTCATTTTTTCTCCTTGTATCTTTCTGCGTAGTCGGTGCAGATGCCAAACACATTTTCTGTGTCGGCCTGTTTGTGTAATTCTGGTTTGACCATGATGGTACGGAAACCCGATGCATCTCGTCCGGGGTACGCCCATATGTAGCCCATTGAAGTCATGGTGTAGTCATCCTCCTGATGCCAGAAACAGTGAAGTCCGTATTCCAGCGCCTTTGTGAATGTTTTGTAGTTCTTGCAGTGGCACCATATCCTGGGATCTCTCAATCGGGTGGGATCCACCTGTTCCTGCGCCACGTCATGACCCAGCACAAAGTTGGTGCCATTCCAGTCTATCAGATCTATCTCTATCTGGTAACCCTGGTTCATGGCCGCTTGTAGGTATACTACTGTGTTTTCCTTTTCGGGATTCGGCCCCTGGATGTTTCCCCTGTGTGCTATGATGATCATTATGTGAGTATTTAATTTAGAATGATCAAAGCGTGTTTTTTTGACAGACCAAAGGTTCCGTACGCTGTTTTACGCTTCGCTGTTTTCTGAATTTACGCTAACGCTTTTCTTTATTTTGGCGCTTCGCTTCGCTCTTTTTATCAAGTAATCTATCAACATCTGCATCCAACAAAGCCACATGTTGTAATTGGATTGATTGATATCTCTTTTTGATATTTCCCAATAAATTCTATCTTTTTTCCGGGGTCCGGATTCTTTTAATTTTTTTATGGTTTCGGCAGTTGTTAATATCATAGTCCCATGAGATCTCTCATAGATGGTTCTATCATGTCTCTGTTCCATTGTGGGGTCATGGTGATACGCACTTTGCATTTTAATCCTGGAATGCTTTCGATTTTTTGTTTGATCTCTAATGGCATCGAATCCGCCGCCGGACAGAAAGCAGATGTCAAACTCATCAAAACAAAAACATATCTTTCACTAGTGACTTTGACGTCATAGATCAACCCTAATGTATACAAGTCAACACTTATTTCTGGATCATAAACTGTCTTTAATTGATCTTTTATTTTTTCTATGTATTCTTGCTTTGTTTCTTCGTGATCGGGTATGTCGTCAAGAGTGGCATGCAGACTGGGATCAACACTTGGATTTTGATTTGGTAACCAGCCTGGGGGTGTCTCAATCACGTGCTATCCTTATTATTCTATCTATTAGTTCGCCGAGACCGTTTTGCCTCTGCATGGTTAGTAATTCTTTTATTCCAAGTGGAGAAAAATCCTCCACAGTGAGATTGGCAACGGCACTTCGATGTTCACCGTTCACTAGATCTGTTACCACTTTGGCTGTACCTTTGCTGATGTGTGCGTCGCCGTCTACTTGATACATCATGGTATTATCCTCTCTGGCACCACCTATCAACCATAACTTGGAAGCACAACCGTGTATTCTATTTTCTTCTGTTTTCAAAGCATCAGGCAACGGCTCAATTTCTTTCGCTTTGTCTATGAGATAGTGAAACCTGTCGTGTCCTTCTAGCATTTTGATATTTTCTCCCATCTCTTTTATTTTGTCCAGAATCATTTGCCTTTGAAATATTTTTTAATTTTATCAGTTTCGTTTTTGTATTTTTCGTGTTCTGGTAACGGCTCTTGCTGTTTTGTAATGTTTGGCCACTTCAAAGACCATTCTCTATTGAAATCCAACAGTTCTCCACTGTCCATTGGTTCTATAGCATCCACTGGACATTCTGGTTCACACACTCCACAATCTATGCATTCATCTGGATTGATCACCAACATGTTCTCACCTTCATAGAAACAGTCCACAGGACATACTTCAACACAGGTAGTGTGTTTACACAAAACACATTTATCGTTTACCACGTAAGCCATACTATATTATACTACAGATTTTTATATTTTTCAAGTGTAAATCCTTTAGCGTCATACACATCGAGATATTCGGAATTGTTTGACTGGCGTATGGTTCCCTGACCCCATACCACATCATGGTCGTGATATGAAAATGGTTTCTTAATGGTAATGTCTATGTATTGCCCATTACCAACACCCAACGTCAAGAATGTCACGTATTTTCCTTTGTCACCTCTGAACACTCTACCATTTGCTACCAGTCCCGCGAACTCCACTTTGTCCATGTACAGTTCTTTGACATACATGCCTGGCATGAAATCTTTTTGGCTCCACCATCCGTACTTTCTGTACTGGAATTCCGGAGTATCCCAACGGTCACTGTTGCTTGGAGTTACCACATCGATGCCCACACGTTTCGCTTCTGTACGATAGACCCAACGCCTGTAAGAGCCGTGGCAGTGTTTGATCGCGGCCTCCCAAAACTTTTTGTTGTTGTGTGCCTTCTGATAGGCCAATGCCCAGATCAATCTACCCAAATTTATAGCGTGTGCTCTGCACAATCCAAAACCCGATAGTCCCTGCAACATCTCTATGATGTTGTTCTTCCTGGGATGATTACCTAGTCTAGTTGTGAATTCTAAAATTTTTTCTTCGTTCTTTTTAGCGAACGCTCTACGGTACATGTCCGCTTCGTATTTGTCTATGCCCAACACTTCCGATATTCTATCTATGGCATCGTCTTCATACACTATGGTATCTTCCATTTTTTCTTTTGACCAATCTTGAAACATAGTGGCTTTCTTCCTGCCACTCACAGCCACTGGTCTGATCAGTGCTGTCGCAAAAACACAGTCCTTCATTGAACGAGGTTGTATGGCTCTAAATAATCTCCGCATGGCAGGACTTTCTGCCTGTGTCACTCCTAACACATCTCCTCTACATAACAGATCCGCTGTCTCTTTGTCTTCTTCTGGATATTCAGTTAATTTAGTTACAGTATCCACTTCCAGCAGTTGTGATAGTCCTCTGTTGGCCAGTATGTCTACTTTTAGGTGTTCCAGGTCCTCTACTTCGTTCTTGTCTAATAAAATTTGGTTCTCTGCCGTGAATAAACTTTTTGGTAATTGTCTTGTGAACATTAATATGCCTCCGCAGTGTTTTGAAATACATCTTTTCTTTCCCATCAGTTTGCGTTCAATCCTTTTGGCTTCCGTGGGATCAACACCAACCGATTCGTATGTGAACCTGCGAGGGAGTCTGCCTTTCGCACCTAGTCTTTTAGCGGCTTCACGTTTCGCACTTTTTTCTTGATAGAGCACGTAATTTGAAATTCGTGCAGAACATCCTGGCCACTTTTTAAAAATCCTGTTCATGACTTCTTCCTGACGATAATGGGGGAAGTCAATATCGACATCAGGTAGGTCGTCACGTTTAGGACTCAAGAACCGTGCAATGGGTATGCCCCACTCCACAGGATCCACATCAGTTATGCCAAGCAAGTAGCAAACCAACGAACTACCAGCGGAACCTCTAGTCATGTGAGGTATGTCTCTGGTGAGTTGTATGATGTCACATATTTGTATGAAGTAATCTACGAAACGTAGTTGTAGGATGATACGAGTCTCCTCAGCGAGCCTCTGGGTGTATTCTTCTGTGCCTGGGCATTGCCTGATGAATCTATCGTACAGCCTGGTTATGTCGTTCAGTTCTTTATCTTTCATTGCCTATGTTTGCCTATATTTGCCTTGAGCAATTTTACTTATCACTCAAAGAATTATAGGCAAACAAAATAGATCAATGATTAGAATGTGAACTTGATTCCTGCCGCGGCATCTTGTGTATCAACACCCGATGGAGCGTCTGTCATTTCAAAGGCACCATACACACTGAAGTTCTCACCAAGTTTCTTCTCGGCTCCTACTGTTGTGTATGCGGCACCGTCCTCAATCTTGCCGTAACCTACTGAGTAGGTAGTGTTGTCAACTACGTGACTTGCTACTACCTCATTAGCGGTTGTGGTAAGATTGGTGGTTTCCGCGTCCTTGATTGTGTGCGTGTACCCTATGGTAGTTGCTTCAGAAATGTCAAAAGTAACTCCAGCACCTTTGTACTGTATTTTGTTTACTTTGTCATCTGAGTAGGCAACACCTAAATTTAGGCCATCGCTTAAATCTAAAGAAGCGGCAGTTTCAAAAACATCAACACCAGATTTTCCAGTAGTTCCGTCTACCTTGATCATGTTGTCAATTTTGACAGCACCAAGGTTATTAGAGTAAACTGCTGTGTGAGAATCTCTGCTGAACAATTTTTGAGATGCGTTGTTTCCGTATTCTGGAAAAACATCTGTTTTAGATGTCACAGCACCCTTGAATACTGAATTCTGTCTTCCAACAGAAACAATACCCATTTCTCCCATGTCAACACCAGCGAATGCCAGTTTTGAATCAAAGGGAGTAGATCCTGAGTCGTCTGCATCAACATCTACTTCTATGGTCGCGAATCCGTTAACACCTTCTGAGATATTGCTACTAAAATTAGCACCAATGCTCGATCCGTTGTTTTCCGCTTTTGAAGTAGAAACGCCGCTGTCATCTTCGTTGTTGCTGATCATGTAGTTCAATGAACCATATATGTCAACATCTACTTCTGATGCATTGGCCGGAGCAGGTTTTAATACTGCCCATAGGACTACGATTGCTACGATTATCGCAACAACCAATCCTGCTTTTTTCTTTGTTATTTTCATTTTTTCTCCTTATTTTTGTGTGGTAATTTTATTACCATACACAAATTCTGTCTATTATAACGTGTATTTGATTAATTTGTCAATAATGTTTTTGGATTTTTTTTAAAAGGTTTTTCTATAACTGAGTTTATTTATTTGTAAATTTCTTTTCGAAGTCTACTTTTTGGTATGTTTATATTTCTCTTATCGCACGTGGCGTTCAAAACACAATCGTTACAAGCGGGTGACCTCGATTTACATACTAATTTGGCATGGGTGATCAACCACATGTGGGCACCGTACTTGTATTTGGCAGGTGTGGTGTTGTTCACGGTTATGGATGCCTTACCTTCGTCCAGACTGTCCACCCAACCCAGTCTCCACAGCATTCTGAACACGTGTGTGTCCACCGCTATGTGTGGCTCTCCAAAAACAAATCTCATCACGATGTCAGAACTTTTACGACCTACTCCCGGCAGTGTCATCAGTTCCTTCTGTGTGCTTGGCACACGTCCGTCAAACTTCTCCAACAGCATCTTACTCGTGGCCAATATGTTTTTTGATTTGGCGTTGAACAGTCCCGCGGGTCGGATGGCCTCTATGATCTCTTCCTGTGACAGTTTCAGCATTTCTTCCGGGGAGTTGGCCAAAGCGAACAGTTGTCTACACGCCACCGCCGTCCTCTGGTCTTGGCTTTGTGCTGACAGCATCACACCAATTAGGCTGGTGTATGCCTTTGAATAAATTTTTGCTTTAGGTTTCTTGTTTGAGTAGTTTGGATATAACGCACTCAACTTCTCATAGATGTATTCGATGTCATTACTGTTCTTCATCCGAGTGCAGTTCGTTTAAGAGTTGTCTCAGTTTGCCGCCTTCTACAGTGGCTTTGACTTTTCCAATATCGTCCCCCTTGCGTGGGTCTATTTCCTTGTCTTCTCTAGCATCTGTGTTGGGTTCAGTTGGCGATACCTTGCTTTTAGTTTTTAGATTGTCGTATATTGTGCTTGTTTGTTTTTTGAACTGTTGATATTCTGGGTCTTCGGCAAGATCTCTTATTCTCAACGTGTCAACATCAAATTCCAAATCAACTTTTTGTCCTACACCGCTAGAAGATCTTGTCTTCATAAATTGTATTTGATATCTGCCTCGCTCTTTCATTGCCCTCGATGTGAATATACCTATCACGTTGTCAGCAGTCTGTACCTTAGACAAGCCACCTGATATGTGCGAATGGTCAAATTCTATTTCTTCAACAGACGCCCTGTTCAACTGTGATGCTGTGGCCATTATCATTTGCGATTCAGTTGCGAAGTTTCTCAGTTCTTCAGAAACGTATTTGTCTTTTATGAACAAGTCCGCTGGTGATATCTTTTTACTTTTTGGCATCATGAGGTCTAGATAATCTATCAAGATACAATCTACTTTTTTCTTTTGTTTCAGTTGTAATTCTTTTATGTAGGCTTTTATGTCATTGACATTACTACCCGAAGGAAGATATTTTATTTGTACACCCCCGGACTTTTTAGACATCATCTTGACTTTCATTTCAACAGTATCGATGTCTTTCATTACCTGTCTTGTTGAAATATTTGCCATCATGGAATCCAAACGCATGGCACACAATACCTCACTTAATTCAAATGAGATATACACAGTGTTCAAGCCAGCGGTTGCCCAATTGACTGCTAGATTCTGCAGGAATAAACTTTTGCCCGCTCCTGATCCACCGGCAAAGATGTTTAGTTCTCCACGATTGAATCCACCATAAAGTTTTTTATCAATGTTGGGCCAACCTGTGCTGACTTGTCCGTTAGAGTTTTTGAGTGCCTCTAACCTACCTCTTGGATCCTCGAAGTAATCTGTTCCTAAATCTTTCGTTAGACTGATGCTTACTGCCGCTTTGATTTTATCTTCAACTGGATTGTAATCTCCCTTCTCTAAAAGATCAGCGGATTCTAATATTGCTTTCTCCATGGCTTTGTGTCTCGAGAATGTTTCAAACTCGTCAAGCAACCAACTGAAATGCGATGGGTCTAAATCTTTCGCTGATTTGAGTTTTATATCGTGCTTGGCATTCACTTGATC